GTGGATGGCACGCCGGCGGCTCTGCAAACAACACTCATATCGGCTTTGAAATCTGCGAGGACGGTCTTACGGATTACACCTATTTCAAGAAGGTGTACCGTGAGGCCGTTGAACTTTGTGCCTATCTTTGCAAGGAGTACGGTCTGACCGAGCAGAACATCATCTGCCACTCCGAGGGCTACAAGCAGGGTGTAGCATCTAATCACGGTGACGTGATGCACTGGTTCCCAAAGCATGGCAAGAGCATGGATACCTTCCGTGCCGAGGTCAAGGCTCTCTTGGCTACTGGCACAGAAAGCACCGAAGAGGAAACCGTAACACCCACCGTGACCTATCCCGAAAAGCTGACCACGGGTTACTACCGTGTGCGTAAGGATTGGAAGGACAGCAAGTCCCAGGTCGGTGCTTACCGTATCCTCACCAACGCAAAGAATGCTGCGGATAAGAACCCCGGCACCTATGTGTTCACCAATGACGGTGTGGCGATCTACCCCACTGAGAGTGAAGCTACCGCCGAGGACACCTACCGCATTCACACCGTAGTCAAGGGTGACACCCTCTGGGATATTGCCGCCCTGTACCTTGGTAAGGGTAGCCGATACCCGGAAATCAAGACGCTGAACGGACTGACCTCCAATGTCATCTACAGCGGTTGGAAACTGAAGATCCCTAACTAACCACGAAGCCCATCGAGCCATAACGGTTCGGTGGGCTTTATTTTTTTTGCTTCTTTATAAAAAAAGTGGCGATGAGTTCGTCAAAACGCATTCGTTTTCCTCGGTTGCCAGGTGAGGAAGGCTCCTCAGAACGGAGGAAATCACTATGACAAACGAAGAAAAGACCATGATTTTGACTTTGCGGAAGCAGAATTTGACCTATGCCGCCATTGCTGAAAAGGTCGGTATTCCGACAAACACGGTCAAGACTTTCTGTAATAGAAATGCGGAAAAGCTGAAACATCTTGATGATGGTGTCTACTGCAAAAACTGCGGTGCAAAAATCGTGAAGACATCCAAGGCAAGACCGCGTCTGTTCTGCTGCGACAAGTGCAAGCAGACCTGGTGGAATAAGCACCGCGCAGAACGAGTCAGCGCCAAAATGATACCGCACATCTGCTCCACGTGCGGAAAACCGTTTATGGATTATGGCGGCGCAAACCGCAAGTACTGCTCCCAGGCTTGTTATAGGGAAAGAGGTGGCGCAGATGGAGAATAAGACCTTTGATGCGGTTTTGGGCTATAAGTCAGCTATGGCGCAGGCTCGTGTGATGCTTCAAAAGGGGCTTCTGACCACCGCAGAAATCAGCATAATAGAAACAAAAATGTGCGAGATGTTTGGTATCAATTTTGACAGTTTATATCGCGATATTGACTGGATAAAGACACCTTTTAGAGGTAATATGGTGACTGAAAAGGAGGTGTTATAATGCCAAAAAAAGTGACTCAAATCGCTTATCCGCCCAAGTTAAAGGCAAAAAAGAAGGTGTCAGCGTACACGCGCGTATCTTCTGGCAAAGATGCAATGCTGCATTCTTTGTCTGCGCAGGTCAGCTATTACAACGCTTTGATCCAAAAGCATAAAGACTGGCAATACGCTGGTGTTTATTCTGATGAAGCCATTACGGGCACCAAAGAGGAACGCCCTGGCTTCCAGCAGTTGCTTGCTGACTGTCGTGACGGAAAAGTTGATATGATTATTACCAAATCCATCTCCCGCTTTAGTCGCAATACGATCACTCTGCTTGAGTCAGTCCGTATGCTGAAAGCGATGGGGGTGGATGTTTATTTTGAGGAACAGAACATCCACACGATGAGTGCGGATGGCGAATTGATGCTGACCATCCTCGCTTCCTACGCACAGGAGGAAAGCCGCTCGGCAAGCGAAAATCAGAAGTGGCGCATCAAAAAGAACTTCGAGGAGGGGCTGCCTTGGAACGGAGTCATCCTCGGATACCGCCTCATCAAAGGCAGATATGAGATCGTGCCGGAGGAGGCGGCAATCGTACAGCGGATTTATGCTGAATACCTTGGAGGCTCTGGGGTTTCCTTGATTGCCAAGCGTCTGGACGCTGACGGCATAAAGACCCGCCGAGGTGAGCGGTGGCATCCGAACACGATTCAGAAGATGCTCCGAAACTACAATTACACGGGAAACCTCATCCTGCAGAAAACCTTCCGTGAGAACCACATCACCAAAAAGACCATCATCAATGAAGGGCAACTGCCCAAATACCACGCAGAGGGAACACACGAAGCCATCATTGATATTGACACCTTTATGGCCGTGCAGATGGAGATTGAGAGACGGGCAAAACAGTACGCGCCCAAGACCACTACCATAAAGCGTTACCCTTATTCGGGAAAAATCGTCTGCGCCAACTGCGGAAAAAGCTACCGCAGGAAGACCACGAAAACGCAGATCGTTTGGATTTGCGCCACCTTCAACACCAGGGGCAAAGCCTACTGTGCATCCAAACAGGTGCCTGAAACAGCCCTGGATGCCATTGTCGCAGAAATCCCCGGTGGCATAGATGCGGTTGATACCATCACTGCTGCCGATAACAATACGCTCCACTTCCTTCTGAAGGACGGTACTACACTGACCCGCATATGGAGAGACCGCTCCAGGGCAGAATCCTGGTCCCCAGAAATGAAAGAGGTTGCGCGAATGAAAGCCAAGGAAAGGAGCAAAGCACAATGGCAAGAGCAATCACAGTAATACCCGCAACAAGGAATATTTTCACCGCGATGGAGATTGCCTCCATTGCAAAGCGGAAGGTTTCCGCATACGCACGTGTTTCCACTGATAGTGACGAGCAGTTCACCAGTTACGAAGCCCAGATCGACTACTACACGAAATACATCCAAAAGCGTGATGATTGGGAGTTCGGGAAGGTTTATACCGATGAGGGCATCTCCGGCACTAACACCAAGCGCCGTGACGGTTTCAATGAGATGGTTGAGGACGCCCTTGCAGGCAAAATCGACTTGATCGTAACCAAGAGCGTGAGCCGCTTTGCGCGTAACACCGTGGACAGCCTCACCACCGTCCGCAAGCTGAAGGAGCATGGCGTTGAGGTTTTCTTTGAAAAGGAGAACATTTACACCTTCGACAGCAAGGGCGAATTGCTGATCACCATCATGTCGAGCCTTGCCCAGGAAGAAAGCCGGAGCATCTCCGAGAACGTCACCTGGGGTCAGAGAAAGCGGTTTGCCGATGGAAAGGTTACGATGCCCTTTAAGCACTTCCTCGGTTATGACAGGGGTGATAAAGGACAGCCCATTATCAACGAAAAAGAGGCCGAGGTCGTCCGCCAGATTTATAAGCTGTTCCTTCAAGGGAAAACGGCGGCCGGCATTTGCAAGTACCTGGAGCAGCAGGGCATTCCTACACCAAGCGGTAAGACCAAGTGGAGTCAGACCACGGTGATGAGCATCCTGCAGAACGAAAAATACAAGGGTGATGCGTTGCTTCAAAAGAAGTTCACGGTGGACTTCCTCACCAAAAAGCAGAAAGTCAATGAGGGTGAAGTTCCGCAGTATTATGTGGAAGGAAGCCATCCGGCGATTGTCAGAGCCATTGACTTTGACAGAGTCCAGGCTGAAATTGCCCGCCGACAGCAGTTGGGACGTTCCTACAGCGGTTCGAGCATCTTCGCCAGCAAACTCATCTGCGGTGACTGCGGTAGCTTTTACGGCAAGAAAACATGGCACTCCACCGACCAGTACCGCAGAGAGATTTGGCGCTGCAACAACAAATTCAGCGGGAAATCGAAGTGCGAAACACCCACCCTGGATACGGATACCATTCAGCAGATGTTCCTTAAAGCCTACAATGAACTGATGGCCGACCGAGAGCAGGTCATCACCGCCTGCGAAGCCATGAGGGTGATTATTGCCGACTGCACCGACCTCACCGCAGAGATCGACAGTTTGAATGAGGAAATCCAGGTGGTTGCCGAACTGGTAAACCAGTGCATTAAGGAGAACGCCACCACGGAGCAATCCCAGGAAGAGTACACCCGCAAATACAATCGGCTTGTAAAACGATACGAAAAAGCGGTAGCCCGCCTTCAGAAGGCAACGGCTGAACGGGAAAGCAAAATGCAGCGTGACCGAGAACTGCGGATCTTCATTGACTCAATAAAAGAACAGCCCCTCGTCCTGGAAACTTGGGACGAAGGGTTGTGGATCAGCCTATTGGAGACGGCAACGGTCCAGGCAGACAACAGAATAACATTCCGCTTCAAAAACGGAACAGAGATAGAGGTTGGGGTTGAATAAACCCCGCCTTTTTTGTGGTTTCATTTCGCAGAGAGGGTTTCACATTTTGCGAGGGTTTCATTTAGTGTGAAACCATTTGAAACCGTATCCAAAATATCAGCCGTTGCCAGAACAAAACCGGCTCAGCTATCATGGTTGAGCC